AGAAGTTGTTTCATTTGTAATTGACATTCGAGGTGAATTTGAAACACGAACAGAACCTAAATCTTCTCCAGTATGCATACTAGATGGATAACGGATTTCATTCATCATGTCACGCATACGTCTTTCTAAATCAGAACGTGATGGAGATGATTGCTCACATAAAACTTCACAACTTGATGAATCTTGTCCATTAAAAGTAGTAGAAGATGCATTTAAAATACTGTTAAATTGTTCATTCATAGATGGATTCGCATTAAAATCACTAAAATTAAATTGATTGTTATTCATAGGTTAGATTTATTAAGTGTATTGAGTATTAATATCATAGTATATTAATTTAAGTTTTATATACTACGATTTAATGTGTCATGTATTATATTTCGCGAGAAATTAAACAGAAGGTACACCAACTTTAGTTGTTGTTGTATATATCATTTGTTGATTCATTTCAGTAAAATCATTACTGAATGTTTCTGATGGATTTGAACACGTTGAACATCCTCCAACTAAAGGAATATTGAGTTTTTTATTTTTATTAATAATAAAATAAACAATAATTACCAAACAAAATAAAGCGATTATAGAGTACCAAATCGATTTCATACAGTAATTTATATTTTAGTTATTATGTATTGAGATTTTTTGTTCCTAAAAGACTATCAATATCTCGAAGACTATCAGCAAATGATTTAGCACCAGATTTTTTACCCATTTTTAAATTTTCAAATGCTTTAAGAACACCTTGTCCCTGTTGAAGAACTGGACTTAAATTTTCAAGAGCCTCAGTTAATTGTTTAGTGACATTGATATGACGAAACATTTCACGTTGAACTTCAGCTGGATTCATAGCATTAATTGGTTTATTTGAAAGGAGTTCAGAATTGTTTTTCTCTTTCTTTACTTTTTCATTATCTAAATCAGGTGAAATAATATCATTTGGGTCAATTCCCATTGAATCATTTGTAACTTCATCACTATTGAAATATTCAATATCATCTGATGAAAGACCAGAATTACCTGTGGCACTGCCATCTATAAGTTTATTAATATCATTTTCACTCTCATCTTCATTTGACGATGGCTCAGTTTCTTCTGTTATTTGTGTTTCATCAATACGAACTATTTGATTAGGATTGGAATTTGAGTTATTGCTTTCTTCATCAGTTTGATTTTCCATACCCTCAAAGAAAAATTCTTTGGAAAGATTATTGCGACGCCACATGAGTCCCATAAGCATAATTAGAATTGCAGCAAGAAAGGATTTAGTGAAATCACGTGTAGTTGTAAAAGCAACCATATAAACAATAAAGAAAGCAACAACAGCACTCAGCATGGGATTTTGATTAATAACAATAAGGATGATAATAAGTCCAATTAGAAGCAAAGCTTCCTGTGAAATTTTCATATTACTACTCTTCATTTTGGTTTTTATTCTGTATTAATTTATAATCTTACTGATTATTCAGTCTATCTTATAAGTTAATAATAGATTATTTTTGAATATCTATTGAAGTAAGTTATAAATTGTTATTGTGTTATTAGATTAGATCAAAAAAGAAAAGGACAAAAATAACAAGACCAAATACTAAAGTCTTGGAAAGGAGACCCAAAATTCCCATTTGTCCATCTACACCAAGACGTGGAATAAAACGAAGTAGAAGTTTGTTAATAATTGGAAGAGAAAGGAAGAAGAAAAGAACCATTAATACACTATCAACCTTAACAATATCCAAAAGACGTTGAGTAGTGGACTTTGGTGGATTGGGTGCGGGATAATATTCTTGAAATTGTTCCATACCTTGTTCATATTGTCCATTATTTTCATCTTCTTCATACATTTGATGATCAGGTTGAGCACGGCGATGATGGTGAGATTCTTCTTGATAATAAGATTCATCACCAACTTCTTGATATTGGTTGGCTTGTTCTTGATCATTACCAGCTTGAGGAACATCATTATCACTAAGTCCACGAAGCATATCAGCGGTCTCATCGTCATAATTATTTCCACTGGAAGGAACCATGCTATTTGGGATGGAATCGAGAGGTCTTTCAGTCATTTTATTATTTTATATTTAACTATCTACAGTTGAATTGTAGTAATTTAAACTATAGGTTAATCTTATATTTTTTAGTTAATACATAAACGAACTGAGGGTTTATAACGATAATATTTCTCTTTATATTTAAAAATATTATTACACACCCAGTTTGAATTGGGACCATGATATTTAACTTTTCTTCTCCTAAACATAATAATGACCAATATTCCCAAAAATAAACCTAATATAATTTCAGATAAAACATCAAATTCAATAAAAATTTCTGAATTCATAATTGTGTTCATGTTCAGCTTCATATCTGTCATACTATAACCTAATTTTGTTTTAATCTTAGATATACTAATATTTAATTATCAGCATAGTTATCATCATACATTTTAAGGGCTGTACCATTACATTTAGATGGTACAGTTTTATATGTATAGCATTTCTTATCAAATTCATAAACATTACCTTTGATTTTATTTGGATTAGGTGCTTTAAGAATAATACAATTACGTCCAACACAAGATTGACGGAATAAAGCTGCTAAGCCAACCCCAAGTATTAATGAAATGACAATACGTCCTGTACTATTGCGAAGTAAATTTTTAACATCAATCATTATATTTTTTATATTGTAACTTGTATCTTAATGTCTTCCTACAAGATATTGAGAAATTAAAATGGAAAATGAATTGGAGTTATAATGACTAATGATTAGTATAATGTGAGACTAATTTCTTGACATTGTTAAAAAATCCTTGTTTGTTTTTTTCTGTCGCATCTATGTGTTGAATATCAAATTTTTTAATAATTTTTTTATCACTTGGACATTCAACTTCTTCCGCTTCATATACATAGCAGACGTCAGCGCTATCTTGATAAAGAATTTTTCCAGCATTATCTGGTGTTGGATATTTATAAATAACTTCAGGGGCAGGAACTGTGATATAAGTTATTAACATTCCAGCAAAAAAAGCAATTAAAAAATATTTTAACTCAATGTACTTACTAATATTAAGTGAAAATTCCATTAGTTTGATTTAATTACGCAATGACTTACTTAAAATTTACTGAGATTTAATTTGATTATTGTTTTTTCTTTGATTTTTTAGTTTTATCAACTTTTTTATTACGCGGAACTGTTTCCACTTCTGCTTCTTGACTCGTTAAGATATTTTCCATATCAGATGTTTTACTCTTTGTATTTATAGTGATACGTTTGATATTTTTAATATTGTCATAAATCTTACCCTTATGTATTGGATAATTTTGATTGAGATATAATGTACGAGATTTCATATCTCTTAATTCATTATCCAATGTATTCACCTTTTCCTGAAGTTCTATGTATTTTTTACTAGTACTGAGCCATTCTAACCAATTATGAACATCAGTTTCGTCACTATTAATTATTTTTGCTACTCGAGCGATTTCACTTTCTTTTGGAACACCCTCATTCCTAAACACTTTTTTAATTTGATCTAATTTTTCCTCAGTAATCATAGTCTTAATTTTACTATAACTTTCCGTACGTTTTTTAGATAATAAAAAAAGTTCATGAGATAATTTAAATTTTTCCTCAATAATTTTACGTAGTGCAATTTTACCTTCACTTAATATGTTTTGAATTTTTTCAATGTTTTCATTAGATAGCTTTAATAATTTTTGATTATCGTTGTAAGCTTCTTCTAATTCCTTAAAATCATCAAATGAATTTAGTTGTTTTTTCTCAATGAGTAATCTTAATTTTTGTGAGTGTGAATCACTTAAACGTTGATACTTTGAAAGTTGTGCGTAAAGATTAACTGTTCGAGGAGGCTCAAACTTAATATGCCAAGAACATTTATCACCACATTGCATAATATACGCATCTTTCTCTTGGTCTTTAATAATTTTGCCTTTCTGACATTTAAGGCATTTTGAACCTTTTCCAAAATATAAATTTATTAGCTTCTCTAAGTGGGGATTTTCACTTGCATGTTTTTTTTCAACAAGTTCTTTAAAAAAATCCCAATATTTATCGCTTAAAGGAAGGACTTCTATTTTTGTGCTATCGGTACTCATTAGTATAATATAGTACTATATGATACAATACTATTAGACTATTTATAATAAACAAGTATATTAAAATAATTTTTGTAATTATTAATATAAATATGATTGTGGAAATAGTTATTAATATGAATGTCTAATGTAGAGTTAACGAACTGGAATTGGTTCAGGATTCGGATGAAAATTCATCGTGGGTAAATCATCATGTACATTAGCCATTTCTAAATCAATACCCAATTGTGAAATATTAGGATTCAATCCTAATTCTTCATCAATTGATTCATTCTCAAATTCAGATATGTCGTCTGGAATTTCATCATTTAATTTAGCTTCTCTTTGTTTACGAAGTTCTTCTTTTTTCTTTTTAATTATATATGATTTACGTAATTTATAAATTATAAAGCCCACAACGATAATAATTAAACAACCCATTATAGTCAAAATATTTTCTTTAATATCCTTGTAAAGTGATTTGAAACTTTCATATATTTTAAGACTTTCACTTCCACCTATCAAATTATAACGACGATTGAATATCTCTTTATTAGTCATTGATGGAGAACGAATAGGAATATTACCCGTTATGTTTTTATTATTACTCATTATGAGATTAGGTTTTTGTCCACCAAACCAACTATTAGTAATATTTGTATCCAAAAGACGAGGTTTACTCATTTATTTTATATTATCAATCAACAGAGTTATACAATATAAAATACAATAAGAGATTAAATTCTACTTTCTTTCGCTCATATATGTACTCTATTTAATATAAAAAATACTTCATAAATCAAATCAGTACAAGTCAAATATCAAATTTAGATTTAGCTACCTTTAATATGAATCATCTAGATACTGATAATGTAATTCACTCTTCTTTTAATATTGAAATAAATAGAGAAAAACATATTGCGTATTTTATTTATCGTAGAATACCACATGGAAAGAGAATAGATAATAACATTCTAGATAAGTTGATTATTTATGAATTTCTTTATGAAACTTCTGTAGTACATAAAACTAATTTTAGTGAATTAATTCTTAAAGTTAATTTAGAACAAGTATTGAGTCTTATTAGTTCCGGTAACCCAGTACCAGGTATTAAAATTTTAGTTGAAATACTGCGTTTTATCCGTATTGACATTAGAGAACATTCGCATTATCAAAAAAATATTGTGAATAATGCACTCAAGCCAGTGGTGTACAATATTAAAAACGATAATAAAAAAAAGTATGAATCAGAAGAATATAACGATGACTACAATTTTTTTAATAAGGAATCTAAACCATATCAATTTCAAAAACTAAATATTGAATGGATGATTCAAAAAGAACTTAATATTTTATCAAAACAAGAACATAGAAATAGTGAAAAACTGTTTTATCATGATGATGAATGGTTCGTTTACCATCCTTTATCTATATCCATTAATATTAATGATGCCAATATTTATTTAGGTGAACCCATGATTAAAAATATTCAAGTATTGGGAGGATGTCTTATTGATGATATCAACTTAGGAAAAACCATATGTGGAATAGGACTGATACTGAAAGATAGGCATTCGTCAATTATTAATAAAGATTTATTAAAACAATGTGATTGTGTGGATAATAATGAACAGAACAGATCTATATGTAAAAAAAATGTAAATGGGATTTTAATACCACGACACATACCAATTAATGGAACACTTGTTATAACATCCAAAAAATCAATTAATAAGTGGAAATTAGAATTAGAAAAAAAGGTCGTTTCAAGGTATTTACCTAATTTTTTAATATTAACTACTAAACATAATTTTGAAACAACAGAGTACAGAAATTTTATTGACGCAAAAATTGTTCTTGTATCATATGATTTGATTTTTTCAAAAAACTATCGTAATATATTTAATAAATTTGCCAATCTTACTTACTTTGATACAGATAATCTTCCAGATTTTAATCATTTAGTTGACACTTACTGTTCTTATTTAGTAAATAGACTGGATTTGGAACAAAGCACTATCGATTCTGGATTAGTATTACAATTATTCAAATGGAATCGCATTATTTTTGATGATGTTCATGAAATGATTAATTCAAAATTACATATAACCCATATGAAAATGCTAAAATCATTTGATTCAAATTTCAAATGGTGTTTTTCAGGTGTACCTTTTATAAATAATTTTACTAATTACATAGACTATTTACATTTGGTGACGAATATATCGGATACTAATTCGATAATGAAGTGTTATGATCTTAATTTAGCATTGGCGAACAATATTTTCAGAAGAAATACAGTTCAAAGTATTAGTCAAGAATATATTTTTCCTGAAATTTACGAAAAAGTAGTATATATTCAAATGGACCCACTACCTAGATTAATTTACAATAATCTTAACCATTTTACATCCATTGAAAATATAGGCAATACAGAAAATATTAAATTGAAATTAAAATTCTGTTCCAATATATTTCTGTTAGGAGAAATAGGTAATTTAGCTAGAAATACATGTGATTATCGTGAAATCAAAAAAACACTTATTGAAAGAACAAAAAAACTTATTGAAGAACATAAATTTCAAAAACAACTTCTTATTAATAAACTTGAAAATCAAAAAGCCAAACTTAAGTATTTTGAATCAATAAAACATAATGCATCAGAGAATGATAAAAGAATTATAAGAGAGGATAGTCATAAGTCTATTTATAGTGAAAATGAATATGAATATGAAAGTGAAAATGAATATGAAAGTGAAGGAGAGGAAGAATTAAGTGGTTCTATGTTAATATTTCGAAATGAACTGGAAGAAGGCATTAAAAGAACTGAAAAAAAGCTTGATAATTTAGAAAAAGAGATAGTCAAACTAAATAATCAAAACTACATTGGAAAAATTAGAGCAAATGATGTTTGTAGTATTTGTGAAAACAAAAGAGAAAGTGTTCTTTCATGTGGACATTCAGTATGTTTGACTTGTATTATCAATTATTATCATTTTGGTGAAAAATTCAAATGCCCAGTTTGTAGGCGACCACTTTTTTTTGAAGATATATTTGTAATTGGAAATCCCCAAGTCTATTATAAGAAAATAAGAAATCTATTCAAGATTCTGAAAAGTGTTTATAAAGGAAAAAAAGAAAATGAGAACGAAACCAATAATGAAAACACAGAAACTGATTATCTATGTGATTTACTTCTAGTCTCTGAATATAAAGAAAATTTTGAAATAGTTAGAGATGAATTAGAGTTGAATAAGAATAATGAACTAACTGTTTGTATAACCCATGATAAAACTAATAAAAAATCTTTGATAGTTAAAAAACCTAAGGTCTCGCTTGAACTATTAATTAATAGCGAGGTAAGTAGTGATAACGAAGATGATTGCGACCATAATAATCTACAACTATTACACTCCAATAATATTAAAAATGTGAATAATTCCAGTTTAGAAAAGGAAATGACAGTCAAATTTAATTTCACAAATCATAACTTTTTTCAAAAAGCTCTAGACGAAAAGAAATATGATGCAATTGTCTTTCTTGATCTTCCAATTGATTTAAGTCAACTTAGTTCTAATAATAATTTTATTAAAAAATACTATCATATTGGAGATGAAACAGATGGTATTCAAATTTACTATCTGATTTATAAAAATACAGTGGAAGAAACAATATGGAAAGAATATTCTTAAAAAATAGAATATGTTGTTTACATATCAAAAAGACGTTTACGATTAAATTCACTTATTTTTTCATTTTCAGTTTTTGGTATTGAGGATGAAGATGTAATCAATTGAGTCATTACCGATGGTTTTAATTTAGTTTTATCACTATCTTCTATATTAAAACTATTTTCAAGACTATTTTTGTAATTAATGAGTTGATATTCGATTTCATTGTGCATATCAACTTTCATTTTTTCACGTTCTTCTTCAAATTGCTGTTTTAATTCTTCAATTAACTGTTTATTACTATTCTCAACTTCATATTTTATTGATTTAATATGTTTCTGATCATCTGTCATATTTCCAAGAAGACGATACCAAACCAAATTAAATCCTTTACTCAGAATAAAACTACCAGCACTGCTTACTACATAGGTTGCACTTGTAGCGAGTGTAGCCCACCATATAGTATTCGATAACACACTATATAATACCATTAATCCTAATAATTTTATTTTATATTAATCTATTGTCGGGCGTACTTATATATTAATTCCGCAGATTTGATTTTAAGTTAAAGAACTAATTGAAGCTAATAAGATACAAAAATGTATTAATAGCTGCTAAAATTTCATCACGAATATTGAATAAATCTGAATCTTTTGATTGATTTATAAACTGGGTAATTTCATTTCTTAATATATGTTTCATGTTTTCACAGAGCTTTTTAACTTCTTTGTCAGAATTTAAATTATAAAGACTTAATTTACCGTTTGATTCGTTTAATTTGATACGTTTATTACGTGAACCTTGATATCCCTCCCAAAATTGATCAAATAAAAGATCAAATTGTGTTATTAATTGGTCACTAGCTTTGTGACCTGAATAACTATTGGTTTGAAAATGATACAATTTAATTTGAGTACGAAACAAGACCATTTTGAGATATATATCTTGTTCCACTTTTGATTTGTTTATTTTATTAGAATTCATTGGTTTTAATTTAGATATATGTATAAATTATATTTTATTTTACACAAATAATTGATTATAAATTCTAATTTGGATTGAATTGACTTCATGTTGAAGAACTACTCAAAGATTTATCAGATAGACAGATTTTTTCTTCATTTTCAATAAAACTACTACCATAAACATATGGAAAATAAATAAGATAAATTAAACCTCCAATAAA